GCCTGTTTTTAATGCTGTGCCATCGCTTTGAACAGTTGGTTCTGTAGCAGATACTATAGGACCATTTGGATCTGTTCTTTCGCCTTCAGAAGCATTATAGTATGGACTTGCTTCAATGCCTGGTGTGCCGCCGTCGTATAAGTAACCAACCCACTCTGTACCATTATGAACCATAATGTCTACTTCGTCAACGATTGAATTATACCATAGTGTACCATCTTGTGCTAGCGATGTAGGAGCATTAGCACTTGCAGTGTAAGTTAACACTTTCCAATTACTTGCTCTATACACTAACGGAGTAGTGCTTCCATCAGTACCAGGCTCGTATGCTACATTTGGTGTTCCGTTGTTTGCATCAACAAATGGGCTAATGCCTAGATTAGTTACAAGAGCTGCACTGCCGGCGCCGTCAGTAATTTTAAATTCGCCACCTTTGGTATGTTTAATTAAAATTCTATTTTCACTATCAACTTCAGCAACAATATTTGCTACACCTAAGTTAGTAATTGCACTTGCAATTAACGTAGCATCAGTATCAGCACCAGTAGTCGTAACACTAATAGTACCTGCATTAGCGCCGCTAAATGCATTACTACCTGCGTCAGTTGACTGGATAGTTAGATTATAGTCACCTGCACTAATACCTGTGCTTGAAATAACTTTACTTCTGATAGTAGTACTTCCTACTGACTGACGTCTGTAAATTTTAAATGTTGCTAACGGAGCAGCATCACCTGCAACGTTAGATTGAATAAAGATATTACCAATAGCTAGGTTTGATCCGCCACCTGTTCTATCTAATTCAAACAATGCTTGTTCAGCAGTTGGATACAATGGTGCTTCAACTGATTCCCATAGTCTTGTTTCTGTATTCCACAGTTTAGTTCTCCAACGTGCGCCTGCATTTGGTTCTGTTGTTTTAACCCAAACACTTCCTGTTGGACGTGGATTTGTATCTGTGTCCTTGAATGAAGGAATTTGTGTATGTTTTGCAATATGTAATGCCGGTGCATAGTACGTGTCTGCGTCAATGCCCAATGCTGTCAGTATAGTTGTATCGCCGCCTGTACCTGCTGCAATAGTTACACTACCTTGTAGTGTTGAATCAGGACCGCTTACACTACCGTCTGCATAAATTACTAGTCTATTATCTTCAACGCCTGCTGTGTAACCTGGAAGATTTAGGCCATTGATTGTAGCAGCAACATCGCTTACATCTTCTCCTGAAGTTGTGCTAACTGGTGTGCCTTCAAGTGTAAATGATCCAGTCGGAATACTTGGATTTGCATTTTCGCCTTTTACTGTAGGCCAACTCATTCTCCACTCGTCACTGCCTACTACTACCCAGTCACCGTCTTTATTTCTGTAGTAAATTTTAACTAGTGTAGTTGTAGCAACAATAGCATAATCGCCTTTTGCTCCAATTGAACCTAAAGGAGCACCTGTAGCAGAACCGCCTACTAGCTGATTTACATCAGTTATAACGATAGGAGTTTTGTTAGTAAAGCTCTGTCCGCCGTTTACAGTAATTGGGTTTGAGTTCCATTCTTGGATACCAAATAATGAAGATGCAGTATCTAACCAGTATGTGCCTGCTTCTGGATCTGCTGCTGGAGTAGTAGCAGTTGGTGTTAGCTTATCTAAATCAATAGGAGCTCTTACAACCCATGCTCTGTTGCTTACACCTAAGAAAGAATAAGCAGCCTGCAATCCGTATTCATTAAGTTCTGATCCGTGTACTGGATTATTGTTTGTGTCAACTTGGAAAACTGGGTCTCCAAATGTGTCTGCTAAATCTCTTTGTGAAGTTAGCAAGTACGGCTTACCAGCGTTAGCTGCTAATGTACCTTGTGCTGTACCACTGCCTGATGCGTTAGTTTTGTCTTGCGCAGTAGCAACAAATATTACTGGAACTGTACCTGGTTCAGCCGGGGTGTAAAAACTTTCGTCTACTACGCTAACCTGTACTCCTGGTGATGTTAATGCCATTATATGTCTCCTATCTGGAATATGAGTATTTGTTGTATGTATTTACCAATTACAAACAAAAACGCCTAGTAAATACCCTATAAAAAGGTATCAAAAAGGTAAGGTAAATACAGTATGAGACCATTATGCCAGTGCGGACAGCGTCCAGCAGCTATAAATTATAAAAAAGAAGGAAGAACTTACTATCGTAAGCTATGTGAAAGATGTTTACGTAATGGAGTAAATCACGGCGTACCTAAATGGAAACAAAAAGGATACGAAAAAAGAGACAATTGCGAGAAGTGCGGTTACAAATCAAACCACCCAGAACAGTTTAATGTATTTCATTTAGACGGCAACTTAGACAATTGCCGTCCTACAAACTTAAAGACTATATGTGCTAATTGTCAACGAATAATTCAGAAAAGTGGCGTGAAGTGGAAGCAGGGAGACTTAACGCCCGACTTTTAAAAATAGTACGCATAAGAATTGCTACATTCTTTTCTAATCTTTCTAAACTACCATTATTATCAATTGTGTAATCACACATCCATTGTTCAATACTCATTGAACTAGGGTCTTCAGTAGGCAAGTGATCTGTACGATCTACCCAAATAGCATAGTCAAACAATTGCTCGTTTTGCATTGCAAAGAATTCACGTCTGTTGCGCAGTCCACAGTAGATGTCGTTTTCTGCAAACAAGTTACGCCCTAGTCGTGCTAGATCGTCACTGCAATACCCATGAATCATATTGTACCATTCAGTACGATGATTGTGTCTATCGTTATAGCACTCTTCCTCGTCTGCATATCCGTACTTGTCTTTTAGTTCATCAAAGATAAACAACTGTGAACAAAACTTTGATGATGACTGAAACTTATACCCGTATGCTTCTAACATTTCGCATACAGTATCTTTGCCATGACGGCCATGTCCTACAACTAATAATTTAGGTAACATACAAACTCCTCTAAGAATATGTATATTATAGCATCTTAGTTTGCGTTGTCAACCTTAATCGTAACCTAATTCTGCAACTCGGTTTATTTCTTCTGCTTCTCTTTCTGCCCAAGCAGCAGGAAAGCCTCTTTCATGAACACAATTTTCGTGATTGCCCCAGATGCGTTTCATATAGCTATTGTATATTCCTTCTACATCTTTGTCGGACCATGATTGGGGGATTAGTTGACCTTTTACTATCCAGTAAAAGCGGTTGGCTTCTTTACGCACAAATGGACTGCACACAATGTAACTCCTTTGTTATATTGTATTTACAGCATATGTAAATGTTAGCGTAAACTCAGGTGCTTTTTAGCCTATTGTAAATCCGTAGCCAACACCGCCAGGAACTTGCTCGGAAACATCTTTTTCGAGTTTTTCCATTTCTTGCATAGCTTCGTTTTTTAAATCATTTCCGTTAAGTGTTGATCCGCCTTGCGGTCCTGCAATAGTAGCAAATTTACTACGTGCTTCGCCTAGCATATACTTACATGCAGCTAGCGTATAATCTTTAATCCATTGTTTAGCAAGGTAGTCGTTTAACAGTTCACTATCCGGGCGATAGTTGTAACAATACAGCATCAAATTTTCGTCTGCTCTTGGACGTTGTAATAGTGTTAATTTTTTTGTAGTATTATTCCACTTAAATTCAATAAAGCTACCAAACATTCTGCCTACTAGTTCTTGATATTGACTAAACATATCGTATGTAGCTAGTCCGCCCATGTTTGAACTTGACAATAAGTAAGTGTTTGTGTATGCCATATTGAACGGTTCAAACAGTGTGCCGCCATCGCCGCCGCCTGTTCTTGAACCTATGCTTCTACGAAAAATTTGACGTACTTCTGTAACTTCATGTGGCAATGTATATGAGTTTTGATCTATTACCGTAGGCATAAACATATACGATTCTTCAACTGAATTATCAGAACGCTGCCTAAATTTAGTTAGTGCTTTGGTTAAACTAGTCTCGTAATGTATTGGGTCTAGCTCGACATCAACCATCCCACCGCCTAAAAAGGTGTGTACATAGTCAAATACTTCTTGTTTTTGTGTTTGTAAGTTTGCCATATAGAAGTTCTCCGTATAGTATTTATGTCATAAATATACATATGCCAAGAATAAGTTTATACAAACCCGAGAAGGGTAAAGATTATGAATTCCTAGACAAGCAGATTCTAGAAATGTTTACTGTTGGCGGTACCGATGTGAATATACACAAATACATAGGAACCGACGACGGAGAAACTGCAAAGGACCATACTCAAATACAAGATTTAATGTTTCTCGAAAATAGAGACAGAAAATATGATCCAGACATTTACAACATTAGAGGAATTTATAATGTGTCAGATATTGACTTTGATCTAAGTCAATTTGGCTTATTTCTAAGTAATGATACATTGTTCTTAACTATACATATTAATAGTAGTGTAAAAACTATTGGCAGAAAAATTATGAGCGGTGATGTAATTGAATTACCGCACTTAAAAGACGAATATGCAGAGAATGATTATAGTGTAGCACTAAAACGTTATTATGTAGTTGAAGACGTTAACCGTGCAGCAGAGGGCTTTAGCCAAACTTGGTATCCGCATTTGTATAGACTAAAACTTAAACAAATTGTTGATAGCCAAGAGTTTAAAGATATACTCGACTTGCCTGCAAACGAAGAAGAGCCTGGCGGTAATACACTGCGTGATTTACTTTCATCTTATGATAGAGAAATGCAAGTTAATCAAGCAGTAATAGACGAAGCAGTTGAAGAAGTAAATCAAAGCGGTTATGACACTAGTAGTTATTTTACACTGCAAACAAACGATAGCGGTGAAACAGAGTTAACTACTACTAAGGATGTAGACGGTTTTAGCGAAATGGCCAAACCAGACCGACCTGGCTATCAAGGCTATTTAATTGGTTCTAATGTTCCTCCAAATGGAGAAACTGTTTTTGGACACGGAATTAGCTTTCCTGCAAGTCCCCAAGACGGTGATTATTATATGAGGACCGACTTCTTGCCTAATAGACTGTTTAAATACAAAAACAGTCGCTGGAACAAAGTACAAGATGTACAACGTGCTGATATGATCGGCGCTAACACTGCTAACAATCAGAAAGGCGACTTTATTAATAATCAACAAACAAGCACAGTTGACGGCGAAACATTTAATCAAAGACAAGGTTTGTCTAAAGCACTTAAACCCAAGGCAGATAATTAATGCAACATTTTTATGACGCACAAATAAGACGTTATCTTACGCAGTTAGTACGTATGTTTAGTAACTTTACCTATAAAGACGGCAGTGGTAAATTTATCCAAGTACCTGTTATGTACGGTGATTTAACTAGACAAGTTGCAAACATACTACGTGACAATTCAGAAAACAAAATTCCAAGTGCGCCAAGAATGGCTGTGTACATAACAGGATTAGAAATGGATAGATCACGCACTAGTGATTCTAGTTATGTAAACAAATTAAACATTCGCGAACGTGCATATGACACAAATGGCAATGAATATTTAAAAAGCGAAGGCAAGAATTATACAGTAGAACGTTTAATGCCTACGCCGTACAACTTGCAAGTAAGTGTAGATATTTGGAGTACAAATACAGATCAAAAACTACAATTACTAGAACAAATATTAACATTGTTTAATCCTAGTTTAGAAATACAAACAACAGATAATTATGTTGACTGGACAAGTTTAAGTGTAGTAAATTTAGAAAATGTAACATTTAGTAGTAGAAGTATTCCTACTGGTACTGAATCAGATATCGATGTTGCTACGCTAGCATTTAGTTCTCCAATATATCTAAGTGCTCCTGCTAAAGTTAAAAAACTTGGAGTTATTACTAATATTATTACTGCCATGTTTGCCGATAACGGATTAGAAATTAATATCGACGATACTGCATATGCAGAAAGTTTAGTTAAAGAGCCAGTTGAAGTTGAGTTAGATTCTTGGGACAACGTAGGTGATAATATTGTGAATGGAAAACGCGAAGCACTAACATCAGAAACAACACTAATAACCACTAGCCACAACAACTATGATTTAGTATTCTTAGACGGTGTTGCAAGACTGTTAGGAAAGAACGCAGTTGTTGGAGCAGAAACGTGGACTGGTTATTTAAAATCTATACCTAGAAAATTCCAACCAGGAATTACAGAATTACGTCTACAGCGTAGAGACGGTTATGGCGATATTGTAGGCACTGCTACAGTTAATCCAATAGACGAAACAGAATTAGTAATTAATATTGATCCTGATACCATACCTACCGATACTACAATTAGTGGTCCTAACGGAGACAGAAGTAAAATTGATTATATTATTGATCCTTCAAAATTTGATCCAAGAAGCAAGCAATCAGAGTCTCCAAGAATGTTACTACTAGGCAATGTAGGACACACATTTAAAGCTACATATACAGCATCAAATAAAGTATTAGTTGTTGATACTGGAAAGCCATACGAAGATGTTAAGGGTATTAGAGTACTAGTAAACG